TACAAGCAGCCATACGGGATATCTTAAAGTAGCCTGAACTGTCATCAGTAAATACAGCGCCAAACTCTCGATCAAATTGGCTTTGACTCATCGAGGCCTTGGCTTGGTTAATCAGATTAATGTCATAAAGTTGTTTTGGGGCGCAGTCATAAGAAAATTGCATAATTGACCGCTTCGCCTTAGAAAGTTTATCCTCAGGAATAGTGCCCGTGATCAGCCCCTCAAATGTTTCATATAATTTATAGAGATACTCAAACTTATAAGAAGCAGACGATAGCATTATTAATTTATTGTTAGGCCATTGATATCGGTCCTCTTCAGTTAATTCTCCCTTATCAATAAGTACGGTTTCAGCATTGTATAAATCCTCACGATCCGTTGGGTTTTCCACTACCGACAAAAAGGGTACGATAACCTCATTATAAATTCTTTCGGGCATCAATAACATTTCGTCAATAATAATGCGCTGGAATCTAAAACCACGAAGTTTTTCTCCATCGCCTAGAGGTAATGCGTGAATGCGGCTGCGCCCCAACTCTAAAGTCCATTGGTCATTTTGTTTGGATTTCTTTGTAATGCATTGAGCCAAAAAGGCCGCCTCAGGCTTAGCTGCGATATCCTCGATCTTTCTGAAAATCATTTTGGCCTGCCTAAACGACTTAGAGAGAATTCCTATTTCTACGCCCTGATGCATAATAGCGTCAAGAACAGCAAATATAGCTGCAGAAAAAGACTTAGACATACCACGAGACCAAATACCTAGAAAATAATCAGATTCCATCATAGCCCTAATAGCCATATGCTGAAAAGGAAATAACTTAACACCAGACATCAAATCAACAGCAAATGTAGTATTCTGTTTAAGAAATTGATAAAGGAAAATTTTAGCCTCCCTCTCTTCAAGGAAACCTTTCTTAGATAAGATAAGATCATTGATATTATCCCACTCCGTTACTCGCTCTTGTTGTTTTCCTTGTTCCCAGCTCATGGCCACTTCCTTAATTCTTCAGGGTCTAAAAATCCCTCTTGATAAGCGTAAGTTAAATCTTCCCAGTTTTCATCGGGAGCGATATAGACTTCATAGTATCTCATTTCTCTAACGACCTCTCTCCCTGCTTCATTAACTAATAGTTTCCCATCTTGGTTTATATTCACAAATCCAGGTAAACAAGGATAGACGGCCCCCACGCTCTTCAGCCTAACTCTTATCTCCATCCTTATCCAAGTAGTATTGAATATCACTCTCCCATAAATCTTTTCCAAAATAAAGTAATTTAGGTATAATCTCTTCAGACTTAGTTCTATTCCCTGTAAATAAAAATTGACAATGCCCAGCATATTCTCTAAGGAGCTTTCTCATATTATGATAAATATACTGAAGATTCGACTTATGTGCCCCAAAATTATTGTTTTTAGCTATGGTAGCTAGGCTACTCTCCGTTACAATATATAAATAACTCTCGAACTGCCTGACCCTATCCATCTCTGCACAGAAGCGGTTAAACCCCATTCCAAAGGTGGACTTGAAGTCTGACTCACTCTTACGGTCAACGTAAGTATAATTATAATCCTCGCCACCTACAGTATAATCCCCGAAGTCCAATTTTAAAGCCTGCGACTTAGGGAAGCTCAAAGGCTTCTGTTCTCGCGTATCAATGAAGATATTCAAATTGCTGAATTTTTCCTCTTCTACGAAAAATTGTTTTTTGACTGCTTTTCCATATAGCGGTTGCACTCCCACTCTAGAGCACGCCTCATTGTAGCTCCCGAATATCCGCTGGTAAACCTCGATGGGTGGCAATTTCTTTTGCTTTAATTCTAAATGGCACGGCGCAAAGGCAAGGTTCTTTTCGACCACTCGATACTTTAATTGGTCCAGTATATAAGGTCCCACCTCCTCTGGGGGAGTTTGCTCGCACCATTTGAGCAACTGCTGATGGGTTGAAAAATCTTTATGAAAGTAGTCAGCCTTATTCTTAAAAGGTAATGGATCTCCAGTCAGCTTAAAACGAGGGTAATACCGACAGTAATACTCTGCCTGAGTAACCTGATGCGCCTTTAGATGCGCATGGAGGCCCCTCTCCTTCTCAAAGGTTTTATCACAAATTTTACATTTATATATATTATTTTCCATAATACTCCTCCGCGTATCCCTCGGCGACAAGTAATTTATTAAAATTAACTTGATCACTAATTAATTCGCCTAGTACCCTCCCGTATTTACCCAACCCGTAGCTTTTCAGAATTAGGGGGGAGGCGCTGTTGCCAACCGCAGCATTGCATAAGTCGCATAATTTCTTTTTTGCTTCTAGTCCTTTTATCTTTTCAGCCTTGTCGCGAGTTCGCGTCTCAGGAGTATTAATGCCATAAAGACGAATGCGCTTTTTAACACAAGTATGAAAGCCCAAGTCAATAACAACATCAACAGTATCGCCGTCCACTACTTTTACTATTTCTTTGATTTTGTACTCGTACATTGTAAATAATGTATAATATAATTCTGAAGCTGTAAGTCGCTTAAATGATGTAGGTCTACATCTTTATCCGAACAAACACCAGCAAGTAATTCTCCTAAATTTAAAAAGTTGTTGTGCTGCCACATCTTGCGCACTAATTCAAGCGTTCGAGTAATTTCGGCGTCATCTCTGTATTTGGTTCTACTCATTTTGCTTAATGTTCAAGAAAAATAATTACATATGTGCTCCCTGTAGCTAATGGTGAAATTGCTAGCTTATGCAGAGTCGGCATTTATAATGCACGCGAAAACTACTTATTAATCTATGTAATCTCATTTTTAGATACCCCTAGTACTCTTGCTTTCCAATCAGGCATTTTTTCCATATTATCTGCTTCTTCTTTAACTGCTCTCTTTTGTAACTCAGCTATACGTATCATTATCTTACGCTCTTCTTCATCTTGGAACAATTGTACTAGATTAATTAAGCTTGCATTTTCTTGTTGTCTATTGGCTACCCGCTTAGCTCTATCACCACTCAAACGAGTGATTAAGGACTCCATGCGTTTCTCGCACTGATTATACTCCTCACTCTTCGTCTTCAGTAACTCAGCCAACCTGATACTCATATCCTGCTGCTCCTCTGCCTCATTAAACATTCTGTTCAGCTTTTCTACGTGTGCAGATATATTTTTAAGATTAATATAATCTACGCAAACATTAATGTATAAATTTATCTCATCAGCACTTAAGTCTGGCTTATCCCATGTTGCTCTTATAAACTCCGCTTCAAACAACTCCCTATCTGCCTGTGCATTATAATTGTTGATTACGCTGGAAAAACGGGGGGATTGCAAAAAGGAGATTATAGCCTCTACGCAGTTTTTCTCTTTCATGCTTAAGCGATCCACCTTCAACTCCTCAGAAGTATATTTGTTAATTTTCCTAACTCCAGATAAAGGGGTGGTAGGAGGGGAATAAGTGTCGCCCAATGAACTCTCTTCAGCTTTGACAAAAGTAGGTGCATTTTCTTTGAGGTAATCGTTGACCACCAACATTTCCTTGCTTAAAGGTGTCACATTCACCTCGGGGAATAAAATTCCTGCAATTTGAAATGCCGTCATGCCGTCTTCCGCATATTGAACAATAAAAGTCTTTTGCTCTTCAGTTAACTCCACCACATGCAATTCTCGCTGAGTGGTATTGTATTCTAATCCCTGGGTGCCCAAAAAGTGCCTAACTGCCCGCCCCTCCTTGGTTCTGCCATCTAGACTCTCATCGCAAAAGAGCTGTCTAGTTAATTCTATTAAACTAGGATTGGTTTTGTAGTTTTCACGCAACCACTGCTTCTGTTCGTCATTTAAATTCATTACTTCTGCTTTGCATCGAACTTGCGAGGGAGAGACTGCTGCTCCACATTATCATCAATAATTTGACCCATGTAATTAGCCATATGGTTTATTGCTCCTAACTGAAGCTTTAGTTTATGGTTTTCTTCCTCCAACTCCTTAACCCTTTGAGTTAAGCGCTGGTTTTCATAAATAAGTGTTGAGCTCATTGATTTTCCTTTCTCCAGTTTAAACACCATTTATAACTACGGGTTTCGACTTCTTTTAATTGCTTCTCATTAAGATATGATGAAGCTGACCTCAGATTAGTTTGTAAGGTGTCGATTACAACTAATAAGTCCTCCTTCTCCCTCTCGCAGTCTCTAATAAGTTTTTCTAATGTTTTACTCATTTTAATATAATAGTATATCGGTATCTGCTAATAGCTTAATTGCTTTTTCTTTAAATTGTTTTTTTAAGTTCTTGATTTGCTTGTATCCTGCCTTCCTGCCCTTTTCGGTCGTCTTATAGCCAATTGCTAATGCAACCTCCTCCTCGTCCATGTTTTGAATATATAGCATTTCGTATATAGTAAATTGACGTTCGTTGAGCGCCTTTTTCATCGCTGCATGCAATCGGCCTTGAGCATTTTCTAAATCAAAAGAATTATGATCAGGAGTAGAATAAACCTCGTGAGCATGATGCTCTATGGCAAGGGGAATTTTGATCCTAAAGGCGTTCTGCTTTCTTTTTTGCCATTTTGCATACAAAGGGCACTCGTCGCACTGTAGGCCGCTTTTAGTAAAGCCGCACAAGTCTTCGACAAAAGCATCTACCTTAGAGCCCTGAACAGGCTGACTGGGTTGCTGAGCAAAAGGACACGTTACGCACGGTTTAGCAAAACTCGTATAATTGTTACGCATTATGTTCTTCAGCTGGTTGCTGATGATTTTATTTATCCACGGCCGCAGGGGGCGCGCTTGATCCCACTGTTCCCACTTTTTATACAGATGCAAACGGATTATCTGTTCGACATCCTCGAAATCTAACCAGCCTAATGAATGAAGAGCCCATTTTCCGCGTCTTTTGCGGAGCTCTTCGTCTACTACATCGGCCTTATCTTCGTAGCGGTATTTCTCACTCACCTACTTCAGCAGCTCCTCGAGAGCTTTGACACTCGCGCTTACATTCTTCTAAATGTTCTTCACTGCTTGCATTGGAAGTGTGTCGCTCAAAAGGTGCTGCATTTTCCGTAGGGCCTTCTTTTATCAAGTCTCCAATTTTAACTGGGTTTCGAGGTGCCACCTCAACGGAGTATTGCAGCTTAGTAATCTGAGGAACGGATTCCTCGCTGGAAGAAGCTGCGCTTTCCTCCTGAGGGGAGTCTACAGAAGCCGTAGAAGAAGCCGTAGCTGATGCTAGACCACCTCCACAACTCGAACAAAACTTAGGGGCGGCAGCCGCATAGCTATGCTTGGCGCCACAATGTGGGCAGAATTCAGTTTTCATAGTATATTTTATTAAATTTATTTAAATTTTTCAATTATTACACTAAGTAACCCGAAATAATAGCTGCTTGTCGCCGAAGCGCATCGATGCTTAGGCAATCCGACCTCTCCTCTTTGACGAAATCAATCCCCAATAATCCTATTATTTTTCCACTTAAAGTTTTAATTGGTACCGCATAGAAACTCTTGACCCCGCGGTCTTGAAGCAAATGCTTAAAAGTGACGTCTTCAACGCCATCCACCGAATCGCAACAAAACCCCTTTTCCTTAATCAGCTGGTCAATAAAGTAATGGAAGTTGGAGACGCGAAAATTCTGGGAATGATGCGCTTCTGAACTAATGCCCTCCTTCACCTCTTCATAGGTGCAGCTAAATTTCTGCTGCGAACCTCCCGAATAATAAACCTCCCCATTGTGAAACTCGTATACATATACGCGATCCGACTTAAAGGTCTCCATTGTATAACTAAGTGCCGCGTAAACATTTTGATTCCGCTTGGCATGCTCATGCAGAATATTCTTCTCTTTTAAACGGTGCTCGTGTTTTTGGCGTAGCCATAAACTAAGGACGGTTGCGCCTAATGTGGCCAACGCGGTAATGATTGATGCGATAATGGGTTCCATTATTTTTGATTAATTTTGTCAGTTAACTCTTCTTTGAGTTTGTCTATTTTATTATGGATTAAATATACATCTTGCCTACGCGCCTCTAGCACATTTTCTGCTTTGCTCCAGTAGTAGTGCATTTCGTCTTTTAATTCTTTTTTTGTATGATCCACATAAAGTTTATCGGCTCGAGACTCTTGTCTGAGTTCTTTTTTAGTATTATCTATAGCTACTTTTAATTCATCGTCTTTATGTCTTTCTTCGCTCTTGAAGGAGTCCAGGGACTTGCGGAGCCCAAAAATTTCCGAGCGAACGAACTCCATTCCCTTTTCAGCGCTTCTTTCGGCCTGCGCAATATCCCTCATCAATGCTTTAATAATAAATCCTACGGCCCCTGTAATAAACGCTCCCGACACCACGACGGCCACTGCAGTTATAACACTAACGTCGTTCATCTTACCTCCTTACGCGCCCAAAGAAAGCGCCCGCAATAGCACTTAATAAATGACTGTCCGAGGGGAGGAAGGTGATTCCTGGTAACTCCAGGTACTGTATACGCTGCACAGGCTCAAGAAAAAATAAAAATCCCCTGCTGGTTTCCGAAAACGCAAAATAGACGGGAACGTCAAAAAATAAAGGACCTACGATCCGTACCCCTATGATGCAGGTAAATGCCATAATTGCTAACAGCGCAGTGGTCCAACCAAAAAGAAGCTTGGGAATTTGGGCTCGCACGCAGGACTGCGACTCCGCTTCCATGACCGCAAAATCTTTATCCATTGCCCTCTCCATACGACGATCTTCTCCTGCTTGCATCCATTTATCCACGATCGCTCTGAGAACGAATGTTACAATAAACGTTATGACTTCAGGAGGAAACA